CGACTGTGGTGATTCCGAGGGCATCGCCTTGGGCGATCTGAGCGATCACGTTATCCTTGGCCCCAATTCCATCGGTGAGCACAAAGCAAACCTTGCGAACCTCGGGGCGATTGTGCAAGGTCTCATGGGCGAATCGAATGGCAAAGTAATCATTCGTTGACCCTTGGAATTCAACCCTTGAGAGGGTTTGCTTGGCCTTGATAATTGGGGTGTTGAAGGGTACTAGAACAGAGGTGTAAAAATTAAACCCGACTACCTGAACCGATACTCCGGCATTCGAGAGGGTCTCATAGAGGGCCACGCATGTCTTGACAGTAGGCTTGTCAAGGCCCCTCCGCATTGAACCTGAGAGATCGAGCACAATCGAGACCGCAGAATCAATCCCACCCTCTTCATGATGCCGTTTAAACACATGAACATTACCTGTTGCAATCGATGCGAGCTTGGAGGTATTGATCGCACCGACCTTGCGATTGTGTTGCCACTCATCGAGTCCGGTATTCTCAAATAATCTGCGAACCTGATACCTGAGCTTGGCATTTACATTCACCTCTACATCGAATTTTGACCGGCCCTCAAGGTGAACACTTGCGTCCCTGAGATCACTATCCTTTGAATAGGAACCGATACCGGCATCACCTTTCGACACCTCACAATTGGGTTCGACCTCGACCGCTTGGCCCTCGGGCTTTCTCGCCTTGCCTGTACCCTTACCCTCTGCATTTTGATCGCTCTGAGCTTGATCTGAGGGCTTAGAACCCCCCTCTTGACCCTCGCCTTGGCCTTGGCCCTTTGCTTGGCCCTCTGATTGACCCTCGCCTTGCTCGCTCTGACCTTGGCCCTGACCTTGGCCTTGCTCGGGTTTTCCCTCGGGCTTGCTCTCTGGTTTGCCTTGATCGGGTTGATTGCCCTCGATTGAATTCAATTGATCGAACACCCACTTGGCAATAGCGAGGGTCTCGAATGAGTCCTTTGCCTTGTCAATGAGATCCGATGCCTTGTCAAATATAGGTGCAAGGCCCTCTGCGAGTGGCACTTTGTTGGCATATCTGCGACCGTGAACCGCAAGGGCGAATGGATATTGCCGTGGATCGCTCCAATCCTGAACACTGTCCAATGACTCGGCAACCATCTGATCGATGATGCGTTTAAACACATTAGCAACATTGCCTGTCAATGATTGCTTGATCGCTTGGCGCTCGATCCAAATGTCCTCGACCGCATTGTGCAGTTGATTGAGGTATTGATCCTCACCGTTTGCTTTAAAGTTGGTGTATTTGACGTGACAAAGCTCATGAACAACAAAGCCTACATATCGATCAAGGAAAGCCTGAGAAAGGTTTGCATCGTCCCTCACATCTGCAAGGCGAATCACACCGGAACTATTCACGCATGCGGTTGAGATGTTGTCCCACATAATTACTTTGACCTTGAGCTTTGAAGTGCTTGCGATCTTATTGAGAATGGTCTCGACCGAGCGCTTGAAAATATAACCTTTCATTTTGAACCCCCTATTAGTGAATCGATTTTGCTTGGATCAATGCATGCTTGGAACATGCCTGTCAATGCGATTGAGCTTTCTTCCGGTTGACGATTTTGGATCGCCATCTCCCACGCTACACCGACTGAGTGGTACTTGACTAGGCGAATAAAGGCGATTACTTGGCGAATCGAGGGGGCATCAATAATATCGCCACTCTGCACCTTTGCTCGGCAAGCATGCACTGCATTGAGCACATGCATCACAAGCTCTTCACATGCACCGGTGTGATTCATCACTGCATTGCACTCGACCTCAATGGGGAGGTGTTGGAATTTAATGACCGCAGAGAATCGATCTGCAAGCGCACTGTTAGTGGTGCGAGTACCGGCATAACGTCCTGATACATCGCCATTCATGAGGGTATTATCTGCACCGATCACGATCACACCCTCGGCCCTTGACCACAGTTGACCACCATAGGTGACCTTGGCATTGGGTTCAAGAAAACCATTGAGAGGTGCAAGCTCACCTTGATCTGCATTGGTGATCTCATCGAGCAAGATCACGGTTGAAGGGGCAGTGTAAGCCCTGAGAAAATCACCCTGTTTAAACACTGTTGCACCATTCTCAAGGCCCACATCACCAAGGTAATCTGATGCAGTGGTGTACTTGTGAAAGTTGTATCTCATAAAACCTCGGCCCGTCCTCGCAGAGAATTGCTCGGCGGTTTGACTCTTGCCTGTACCTTTCTCGCCCCCGAACCATAGGTTTGCGCCGGTGTCCTGAGAGAATGCGAGTGATTTCAGTATGTCCTCTGTCCAAATAAAATGAGGGTCAATCGAGGGCGCAGAGGGGTCATTGTAAATATCAAAATCGAGGGGCAGATCAATGCCAAACACATCTAAGCAAGGCTTGCGATCGATCTTAATCACTGGGTTAAGGTTTGCCACAATCGCTTGAGCGCCCTTATCCTCAATTGCCTGTTTAAACGGCTTAAATGAGTCCTCAATCAGTTGGTGAACCTTGGCATTGATGAGCGATTGATCGAGGTCAATTGACCCCATGACATTGAGCTTTGTGCTAAGCTCATTGATCGCATTGTATTGATTGCCAAGGGCTTGATTCACATCGATGAGCTTGGCATTCAATGCATTGATTTTCTGCAAGCCCTCAAGGGCGAGGTCATTCGCTTTATTCGCTACTGACTCAATCGCAGTCCCTTGAATTGTGGCCTGTATGCCTGTGGTGATGATCGGGGGTGTTGCGAGTACATCGCTCATTGTGAAGGCCCCCCTCTTGATGCCCTCGGCGAGAAAGGTGCACATCTCTCGCTTGCCTGTATTGCCCAAGGGTGAGCGATTAGCGTATTTTGCATAAGCACCATTAATTGTGGCGGTGCTTTCGATCATTAATTGGTTGAGGGTAGTCATTATGCAAGCTCCATGTCAAATTGGTCATTGGGGCAGATCGGGAGGTTAAGATCACCATGATCGGTGTAAGCCCATTTAGCAGTAAGGCGAACCGTGTATCCGCATGTGGGGCAACATGCCTTGAGCATGCGTGTGGTTTGCGTCTTGCGATTAGCGAATGAAAGCTCTGCATGAGGGTAAGCTCCGAGAGAATCGATGATCTTGCCGTATCGATTGAGAAAATCCACACCGGCACTTGTGGCCTTGTATTTTGCAGTGGCATGAGGGACTAGGCCCATTGCATCGCATGCCTTGGCAAAATTAACACCATGATTCATGCACCCTTTAAGGGTATGAGCAAGCTCATGGATCAATGTAGAGCACACCACTTCAACATCGGCAAGCACCGGTGAGATCGAGATCTCATAGTGGTTATCATTAGAGTTAATGGAGGGGTGACATTCACCAATGGCCCCTGAGCGCTTGGCATTGAGGGGAAAACCGCATGTCACTCTGATATTAAGAGGTAATGGGTGTCCATTGAAATCAAATAGAGGTCTAAGCTCCTCTATCATGGCCTTGAGATATTCTTCTCTGGTATTGAACATTTTAAGATCCTTATTAAGCACTGCAACATTGCAGAACCTTGATTTTACTATCACCGTTTAAATGATAGCAATACTTACCTGAGCAAAGTGTAAGGTTATTATTTCAAGCTCATATATATAAGGCACTTGAGGGGCGAAAGGGTAAGCAAGGCATGTGCCAAGGGTCAAAATACTGTATATACATACATGCCGATTAAAGGCCTTTAAAGGGCCCTTAGAGCGTTTTTTTCATTTACCCTTGTCCTACCATTAAAAAATAATTTTGAGCGATCCTAGAGGGTTTGTGCACTAAAGTATTACAAAGTTATTCACATTTTGCAGTGGATAACTCAAATTATGCACATGCTGTGGATAACAACAACCTGTGGATAACCTTGTACTTATCCACAACTGTGGATATACTGTGGACAAGAACGGCACTGTGAATATAATCAGTGAATCGAGGGTGAGGATCAATTCAATCGGAGGTGTTTAAACATGGGCAAGGTAACTAGTGATGAATACTTAGAAAAGCTCGCAGAGCTTGATGCATTGGATATTGAAAATGAGGGCGAAGGTGAGGTTGAATTAACCCTCGCAGAGCAATTGGCAATGAATGCGGATAAACCAGAGATAAGGAAGGACGGCAACTATAAAAACACTCCAAGCACTAAAAAGCTCACCTCTAAGCAATTGGCATTCACCCAAGGGTTAATTGAAGGTCTCACTCTCAAGGATAGCTATCGGAGGGCTTATCCTGATTCAAGGGGCAATGATGCATGTACGGCAAGCAATGCAAGCAAGCTCGCAAGAGATCCAAGGATCAAGAGGTTAGTTGAGAATGCTCAAGAGGAAGTGATCGAGTATCTGTCAGAGGATGTTGCAAGCACTAAGCGATATGTCTTAAAGCAATTATTGGCACATAGTAAGAGTGCCAAGCAAGAGGGCACCAAATTAAAAGCTCTTGAATTACTCGGCAAATCTGTGGGCCTATTCATTGATAAGACTCAGGCAGAGGTTAAGACACAATCGGCAGATGAGCTTAAGAAAGATCTAGCATCTCATCTCAAGTTATTGGATAACGTTAAACCTCTCAAGAGACAAGGCACTGTTTAAACAGAGGGCAGTGTAAACGGCAATGTGGTGAGGAGGAGAACCCCACCTATCCCCACCCCCGCCTTATACGCATGCCTGCCCCGTCAGCCTACACGCTCTAATCTACTCCCAC